GGTATGCCTAGAGGTGGTGGTGGAATGCCTAGAGGTGGTGGTGGACCAAGAAGATAGTGAGTAATAAAATAATAGTAGCTTTTGATAACATAGATAAAGAACCTATGTTATCTTTAGCCAAAAATTTAAAGGGAAAAGTATGGGGTTTTAAAATAGGTCATGTACTAAAAATATTTGGTCCAAGTATAATAAGTCTACTTAAACCATTTGGTAGTGTTTTTGTAGACTTAAAATATTTTGACATACCAGAAACAATAAATTTAAATGTGAAAGATGATATAAAAAACGGGGCTGATATGATAAGCATTCATTGTAGAGCAAATTACAANCCAACAGAAGAACAACAAAAATATATAGTAGGAATAACATATTTAACATCAGAAAATATTGACATAGTCAAACAAATTGACATGGTTAGGAATGCAGAAAGTTCAAAATATAGTTATATAGTTTGTTCTGGAAAAGATTTACATATACTTTTAAATAAAAATTTTAAAGTAAAAAAAATATGTCCTGGAATAAGATTAAAATATAATGACAATGATAGTCACTTAAGATCATCTACCCCGTTCAGTGCAATAATAAATGGAGCAGACAAACTTGTTATAGGAAGACCTATATTAAGTAGTAAAAATCCATTAGAAGTAGTTAATACTATAAATAAAGAAATAGAAAGTGCAATTGCAATAAGAGAAAGAAATAGTATTAGACAAACTTCTCTTTTTAGTACAACATAATTCTATCTCTTCTTTCTACCCCTTTGTTTAGACTCCCTCATTATGTCTTCTTTTGTTGCTACTTGTCTTTTATCATTTGATTCTTCTGCATCTTTTATCCATAGATCCATTTCTGTTTCATCATATAATCTAATAGATCTAGAATCATAATAAAATTTACCAACAGTTCCAACTCTGCCACCAAGTCTATTCTTACTTATTTTATAATGTAGTTCATTTTCATATACGAGAGCATCATCATCAACACCTAAAATTCCAACAAAATCTGCTGTTGCAATTGTACCAATACTTTCTGCTACATAATTGAAGTTTAGATCACTGAAATGTAATAAACCACCCTCCCTATTTAACTGAGATACAGATATAACTGGAACATTAAATTCAAATGACAGTGCTCTTAGTTCCTCCGAAATTCTTTTAATATCTGAATACATGTCTCCTTTTTCTTTATATGATGGCTTCATTAGATTTATATAATCAACATATACAATTGAAATTTTTATATCTCTTAGTAATAATTCTTTTAGATACTTTCTAAAATCATTTCTTGTTGCTTCTCCAGTCGGAAATTGTTTTATAAAAAGATTTCCTCTATTTTCATTATCTTTAAGTCTTTTTAGTTTCTTTATTAACTCTCTTGTTGTTTCTTTATTTGAATATATTCTATTTATATCAAGATTAGAATATATGGCATCAAATCTTTGTGCAAACATATCTTCACTCATTTCCAATGTGAGTATTACAACATTGTTATTATGTAATACTTGTCTAGCAGCTATATTTGCCATAGTAGCTGATTTAAATCCATGAATTGCTGCTAATAATAATGATAATGTATATGGAGGAAAACCTCCATTTAGCAACTCATCTAATAAAGGATAATATGTTGGCACTCTTTCACCAGATAATGACAATATTCTCTTAAATCTTTCTGATAAAGAATTGAAATAGTTTAAACCTAAATCTATTTTCAGATCTTTTGTTAGAGCATCCTCTACCAATTTTTGAATTAATGCTTTTTCTTTACCTTTTTCAATAACATCAACACTACTTATTATAGCTTTCTTAAGTGCTTGGGACTTTAAATAATCATTGGCATTATCAAATATGAATTGATAATTATTTGCATAATCAAAATCTATATTATCAATTTCACCTAAAAAGTTTTTTACTTTTTCTTTTCCATCAGTTATATTATTAATTATTATATCATTATTTGGAATGTTATTATAACTTTCATTGTGTTCCTTACAAACTTTAAATATATCTCTAGCAATAATGTTATCAAAATAATCATACTCAAATATATCTGATAATATTAGAAGAAATGATTTATCTATTAGTATAGACTTTATTATTAACTTTTCTAGAAATTCACTATCTATCAATATCATTCCTTTCTATAATTTTTCAAATAAGGGACAAATTACTACAGTTACTTTTGAAGATTGTTTACATGTTTTTTTACATCCTAAACATTTTTCGTTTAGTGTTTTCCACCATTTTTTTTCTTCTGTTATTTCAAATTTTGTTCTCTCTTTTGGTAAATCATCAATAATCTTTTCATCATCTAAAACAACATATATGACTGCATCNCCATCATATGTTGATATTTCTTTCATCAACTTTTTCTTAAGACTTAAATGCTTTTTTTGTATTTCTTCTGCATCTATTCCAATATCTTTTAAATATGTAGATATTGAACTAATTCTATATACTTCTTTTATATCCTTTAATCTTTCATAANACTCATTAAGTAATACTGCTTTCCTATTCTTTATATTACATATATGATATCTGCCNTCTATTTTTAGAACCATTTTGTTTTTCATTTTAATACTCCATTTTTGTTGTTATTTATGAAATTATAAACTGAAAANTTTAAAAAGTAAACTATTTACAATTATACATACANGTGTTAGAATAAAATATAAATTCATATGAAGGGATAAATCTGGTTTGTATGTATGAAAATTGAAGAAAGAGACAAAATACTAAATGATTTATATGCAGAGTATCCATTAGAAAATGAAATAGAGTTCAACGAATTTAATATACAAGAAAAAATAAGAAGTTATGGAAAATTATTCATTAAATATAAAGATATCTTGATTAGAGAAAAATCAGCTTTGGAACACCTCCTTGATTTAAAATCAAGACTAGAAGGTAAGTTATATGATGATTATAAATTTAATAATGAAAAAATTCTTACAAAACAAGAAATTGAAAAATATTATATACCAAAACATGAAAATATTGTAAAAATAAAAAATTTGATAGACAGACAAACAATAAGGTTAGAATTCTTCGATATGGCGGTAAAAGTTATTGAAAAACTATCATGGAATATGAAAAACTTCATGGAGGCAGATAAGTAATGTGTAGAGCAGTAGAAGAAGACTGGGAAATAGATGATATATTTTCAAAAATATGGAAAATAATAATGAGTATAATAAAATGATAAAAAATACAAAAAATATATTACCAACAATAAAATATTTTATTCTTACTATAAAACATAAGTTTTATGTTCTTGTAGCTGGTAGAACTCTGAATGTTTCTTTATGGAGACTCATAAAACATGACATATCAAAGTTCTATATATCAGAACTTCCCCACTATGGAAGAAGTTTTTTTGGAGACAGAAGTGAACCAGGTAACTTTAAGACATGTTGGACAAAACACCAAAATAGGAATGATCATCATTGGGAATATTGGATAGACAGAAGTAGAGAAGTACAACCAATAGAGATGAGCGACCAAGCAGTAAGAGAAATGTTAGCTGATTGGTTTGCTGCTTCAAAAGCATATGAAGGTAATTGGCCACCTGTAATAAACTGGATATGGTTAAAAAATAATTTTAGTAAAATGAAATTACATGATAAAACAAAAGAAAAAATATTAAAAATAATAAATGAGGAGTTAAAAGGTAATTTTAATGGTTGAAATAAAACTACTAAACTCATTAGAAATCCAAATAAATACAGAAGATATAGATTACCTAAGAAAATTAAAAAATTATTTTAGTGACTATGTTGAAAATTATAGATTTATGCCACAATTCAGAACTACTGCCTGGGATGGAAAAGTATATCTTTTTAATACTGCTAAAAGATCTTTACCATATGGTCTATTAACCGATTTAATAAAATTTCATAAAGAAGAATTTTCAACTAAACAAATAAAAGTTGATGAAGATGTAAAAAACTTATTTAAAAATGATAATGATTATAATTTTTTTTATGGAAATCTAGATCCATTCGAATATCAAAAAGAACAGGTAGAGTTATGTCTAAAATATAAAAAAGGTATAATAAGGTCTGCTACAGCTTCTGGTAAATCATATTCAATTTTCTGCATTTTAAATACATTATTTAAAAACAATTTTATAGAAAATACAATAGTAATTGTACCAACTCTATCATTAATAGAACAAATGAAGTCTGACTTTATTTTATATGGAATAGAAGAAGATATGATTGGTATTGTTAACTCGAAAAATAAAGAGTTTGATAAGAAGATTGTTGTATCTACATGGCAATCTTTAATGAGAAGACATAATGAGTTAAAAAGATATGATAGTTTTGTAGTTGATGAAGTACACCAGGCAAAAGCAACACAGTTAAAGAAAATTTTAAAGTCTCTAGTTAATGCAGGGTATAGATATGGATTTACTGGTACTCTTCCACCAGATAAACTATCACTTTGGACAGCAAAGTCTTATATAGGTCCAATACTAAAAGAATATAGTGCTGGTGATTTAGCAGAACTTGGATATATAGCAAAATGCAATATAAAAATGCTTCATATAAAATATAATGATGAAGATAATTACGTAGGTGACTATGATATAGTTAAAGATAAAATTTTTAATAATATGTTTAGAATGAAAACTATTTGTGATATAATATCAAATGTTGATGATAATATTTTACTATTAGTTGGAAAAGTTGAAAAAGAAGGTGAAATATTAAAAAATATACTATTAAAAAAATTTCCAGATAGGACAGTAGTTTTTCTATCAGGAAAAGACTCACCACAAGAGAGAGAATTTTGGAGAAATGAATATAAAAATAAAAAAGATCTAATATTGGTGGCTACTTATGGAATATTTTCTACTGGAATAAATATACCTACATTAAAATACTTAGTATTTGCATCTCCATTTAAATCAAAAATAAGAATATTACAGAGCATAGGTAGAGCTCTAAGAAGACATATATCAAAAGAAGAGGGGGCACAAATATTTGATATATGTGATAGTGTTTCATTCTTCAAAAAACATGCCAATCTAAGACTTAGATATTATGATGGTGAAAGATTTCATGTAGATGAAGATATAATTTATGAAGAATATGAAAATCCAATAATAGGTATATTAAAAGAGAATTAATAGATAATGATAAATGATTTTATAAATTTTATATATAATTATGATATTGAGAAAATATTTAATTTTCTAACAACATCAATAATTTTATGTGCAATAATAATTGAACTTCTTAACTCAAAAAAATAAGAAAGATAAAAATGTTCAAAAATGTTTATTATGATAAAAGAAATAATAAGATACATCTATGGGAAGAACTAAATGGTGAACAACTATATAGTTTAATAGACTGGGTTCCATATGTGTTTGTTGATGAAAAAGTTGATGTTAACAAAAGAAATTTAGATTCTAATATAGAATATAAATGTATAGAAGGAACCTCCGTAAAAAAAGTAAAATTTGGAAATTATAATGACTACTTTAAATTTTGTGAGAATAAAAATTTTATATATGAAAATAAAGTAAAGCCAGAAATACAATTCTTAGTGGATAGGTATTATAAAATACCAGATGATGAATTATATGTTCCAAAACTAAAAATATACTCATTAGATATTGAAGTTCATATGGAAGAAGCAGGTTTTTCAAATATAAAAGATACAAGTGGAAAAATATGTTTAATAACAGTATATGATAATATAAAAAATGAAGCAATAGTATTTGGTGAAAAAGAATATACAGGTGAATATAATGGAAAACTAACATATATATATTGTAGCGATGAAGAAAAATTATTAAAAAGATTTTTTACATTTATGAACAGAGTTCCATGTGATATATTAACTGGTTGGAACATATATTATTTTGACATACCATATATAATTAAAAGATCTCAAAAATTATTTGGTGATAAAACAAAAAAATATTATGATATGTCTCCAATAAATATTGTATCAACCTGGGATTCTTCATATGGTGAGATGAATATAGATATACCAGGCATAAACATATTAGATTATATGCACTTATATAAAACATATACTCAAAACAATTTGGAAAGATATTCGTTAGACTTTGTTACAAAGTTTGAACTTGAAAAGGGTAAAGTAGACTATTCTGAAGAAGCAGAAAATTTAAGAGAGTTATATCATAAAAATTGGAACAAGTATGTAGAATATAACATATATGATGCAAAACGAGTTCAACAATTGGAAAGAAAACTGGGGTATATTTCACTAGTACAATATATAAGTTTGATATCAAAGTGTCCAATGAAATTTTATGATAAACAAACTTCTATTATTGAAGGTGCTATGTTAACACATCTAAGAAGAACTAATAGGTGTGCTCCAATTATGAAGGGTGGAGAAAAAAAAGATTATGATGCTGCATATGTAAAAGAACCAAAGCCTGGAAAATATAAATGGGTTGTAGACGCTGATGTAACGAGTGAATATCCACATTGTATGATAACTCTTAATATTTCCAACGAAACATATTATGGTATAATATTAGATATGACAGAGCAAGACATAATAGAAAATGTTAGAAAAAGAAAATTTCCAAATTTTTCAATGTATAATAGAGACGAAATAAGAAAACATATACATGGAGAAACATTAGAAAAATTTAATGTAGCATTAACTAGAGGTTTATTAGCAATTGCTCCAAATGGAGCTATTTTTAAAACTAATAAAATTGGTTTAATACCAGAAGTAGAAAAAATATATTTTGGAAAAAGAAAAATTGTAAAAAATAAACTTATAGAAGCAAAAAAGAAAAATGATATAGATGAGATAACAAAATTAAAAGCAGTTGATAACACTTCAAAACTTATTCTGAATGCAATTTATGGTGCACTTGCTATTCCATATAGTAGATATTTCAATGTTAATATGGCATCGGCAATAACAGCAGCTGGAAGACATATTGTAAAACAAGGTCAAATTTACATTAATGAAATATTGAATAATCCAAATGAAGAATTAAATAAAATTCTCGAAAGAATAAAAAATGAATAAGACAAAGTGTAAATATTGTGAAAAAGAATTTTCAAAATATGGTATAAAAAATCACATAGACATTATACATCTTAAGGTAAGAGAAACTGGTGCTAAAGGTAAAATTGCATGGAATAAAGGATTAACAAAAGAAACAGATGAAAGGGTTGCTAAACTTATAGAAAGAAGTAGAGAAGCAAAAAAAGGTAAAATTCCTTGGAATAAAGGATTAACAAAAGAAACAGATGAAAGGGTAAAAAGAACCAGCGAAAAACAAAAACTAATTTTAGGAGAAAATACTAGTAATTTTGGTAAAAAATTTAGTGAAGAACATAAAAGAAAAATGAAAGCATCTATAACAAAATCTAAAAATGGAGGTTTTAAAGAAAAAAATATTGTTTCTTATGAATATCATAGTAAGTTATTAGAAAATTTTCATGAATTTCGTAATGATAATGATATATTGGAAACTAAATGTACATATTGCGGTAAATGGTATAAACCTAGGTATAACGACTTTTTTAATAGAAAAAGAGATGTATATGAAGGTAGAGGAGGTAGTAACTTTTACTGTTCCAATAATTGTAAACTAAATTGTCCTACATATGGTAAATCTAAATATTCTTTAGGTTTTGCTCCAGCAACTTCCAGGGAAGTACAACCAGAATTAAGAAAATTGGTATTCCTAAGAGATAATTACCAATGTACTAAATGCATTGGTACTAACAACCTACATTGTCATCACATTGACCCAGTTATTAATAATCCAATTGAAAGCGCAGATATAGACAATTGTATAACATTGTGTAAGAGTTGTCATATGATGGTTCATAAATTACCTGGATGTAAAAATGGAGAATTAAGATGTTAAATAAAGACTATATTATATATTGTGATACAGATTCATTATTTATAGATTTAAATTCTTTCATATTGAAAACAATACCACAAAATATATGGGATAACTTAAACGATGAAAAGAAAATCTCTTATATTAAAGAAATTTGTAAGGTAGTTATAAAGTATTTAAATGATAAATCTTTTTTTAATACACAGAAAGAAGACTTTAACTCACAAGAAGAAGAATTTAAAATAAACTTTAAGCAAGAACTAATAGCACAATCTGGTCTCTTTATAGCAAAGAAAAAATATGGTTTGTGGGTAGTGGATGATGAAGGTGCAAAAGTAGATAAGTTAAAAGTTACTGGGTTGGATATTATAAGGTCAGAATGTCCAGAAATAGTTAGAGATAAACTAAAAAATATTATGACGATGATATTAAAAGATGTATCAGACCATGAACTTTCTTTAGCAATTGAAAAATACAAAAATGAACTACATAATGCTCTTCCTGAGGAAATAGCAGCCAATATTGGTATAAATGGTATATCAAAATATACATCAAAACAAGGTACTCCAAAAAAAGGTGCACCATATCATGTGAAAGGAGCAATTGCTTATAGAAAACTTATAAGAGAGTTAAATATTCAAGATAAGTATGAGGATATAGCAGAAGGTGCAAAAGCAAAAGTAGTTTATGTAAAGAAAAACAAATATGAGTATGAAACAATTGCATTTTATAGATGGCCAAAAGAGTTTGCTAGTATTGGAGTTGAAGTAGATATGACGAAAATGATTACAAATTTCTTTACTAAGAAAATAGAATATCTACTATTACCAATTAAGAAAGCTGGCATATTAACAATAAATGACAATGCATTTAGTAAATTTTTCAAACAGGAGGAAGAATGATTAGTGAGATAAATCAAATAAAAGAGTGGTTTCATAAAAATGTAGGAAAAAATGTCCCAGACGGCAGATATGAAATACCTATATACAAATCAAAGTTCTATGTTGATATAGAAAATGATAAGATATATATAAGAAGTAAAGTTCCACTTATGAAAGTTTCGAGAATAAGAGATGTAAAACTACCAGAAAGAGCAAATGATAGAGATGCTGGTATAGATTTCTTTGTTCCAAATGATCAAGAACCTATATTTCTTCAACATGGTGAGTCTGCATTAATACCATCAGGAATAAAAGCTAACGTTCCAAGTGGTTATATGTTAGCTGCTCACAATAAATCAGGTATAGGTTCAAAAATGAATTTAGATAGATTAGCAGAAGTAGTAGATGAAACATATCAAGGAGAAATACATATAAACGTAATTAACAATGGAAGAGAAGTACAAACTATAAAACCTGGTATGAAGATACTACAGTTTATCTTAATACCAGTTAACTACTCTAGAGTAGAAGAAGTTCCAATTGAAGAATTATATGAAGAAATAACTACAAGAGGTGAAGGTGGGTTTGGTAGTACAGACAACAAAGGAGATGAATAAATGAAAGAAGAAAAATGTACTTGTGGATGTTGGGAACAAAAAAATATTGTAACAAAAGAACAAATAACAAAAAACTCATTTAATAGTTTCGGAGTAGAAGATTATAAAGAACATGGTGTTATTAAGTATTTAGATCAAATATCAAAGAATATCTTATATACAGAAGAAAATTTAAACCAATTAAATACTAAACTGCAACCTATATTAATAAAAAACTTATCAGACTTTAAGAAAGAAGTCTTAGAAAACGAAGCAACTAAAAGTCCAGAAATAATTATGTCAAACATGTCTAGAGATTTAAAGTATCTTAGAGATAAGTTAAATTTTATAAATGATATTATAGTATATATTAAGAATAATGTTGATTTTTAGGAGGAAAAATTGAATTTATTACTTACACTTGGTCATAATAGTTCAGCAATTGCAATAGATAAAGAAGGGAATATAATATGTGGGTATGAAGAAGAAAGACTAACAAGAAAAAAGTCAGATTCTTCATATCCAAAAAATGCAATTGAAGAAGTATTTCATCATATTGATATAGATAAAGAAAATAAAATCTTTATATCTCATTGGTTTGATAATTTTACTTTTTATCCAAAAGTACCAAAAGATATAGTAAAGTATTTTGATTTTGATCATCTAGTTAATATTTTTTATAAAGAAAGATATTCTGTATATACATTAAGTTCTACTTTTACACATCATGATTCACATGCTTGGTCAGCTAAAGCATTTTATGATTTTCACAAAAAAGAAAATAATAAACCATCAACACATATAGTTGTTGCAGATGGCTTTGGAAATAAACAAGAAGTTCTTTCAATATATGAACTAAAATCAGATCAATCAATTAATTTATCGAGAAGAGTATATGGTTATAAAAATTCTTTGGGTCTTTTATATCAATATGCAACTTCATTCTGTGGAATGAAAGAAAATCAAGATGAGTATAAATTTTTGGGTTATGAAAGTAAAATATCAGATGTGTTATTATATAATCAAAGACTTTCTCTAACTAGGGATTCATATGGTACAGCTGAATATCTATATCATAGAGGTTCTACAGATAATACTGAACCGTATTTAAATGGTAACTATATAGATATTGAAGAACTAAATAGAACAAAAAATAATTTATATAATAATTTTAAAAAAATAGTAGATGAATACTCTCCATATTTTAGAGAAAAGGAAAATAGTGATAATATAAAAATACTTATTGGTTTTTATATTCAAAATATAATTGAATTTTATATGTTAAGATTAATAAGTGAATTTAATATTGAAAATATAATATTGACTGGAGGTTTATTCTATAATGTAAAATTAAATAATAGAGTTATGGAAAATATAAAATCAGTAACAGTTATGCCTTTAGCTGGAGACCAAGGTGCAGCATTAGGTTTGTATTATAAAAACATTGGAGATCCGATTGATTTTAGTACACTATGTTGGGGTAAAAGAGATCTAAATATTTATGAAAATAATAATATTGGTGGTTTAATTACATTTGAAAATGAAAATAGTCTTATAGATATGGCAAAAACAAAATTATTAAAAGATGAAATTGTTCAAGTAGTAACAGGTGATATGGAGTTTGGCCCGAGAGCATTATGTAATACTTCTACATTGGCATTACCAAATAAGAAAAACATTGATATAATAAATCAGTTAAATAATAGAAACACTGTAATGCCAATGGCTCCAGTAATGACAGAACTAGGCTATGAATATTTATTTAATAAATCTCATAGAGAAAGAGTTATTGGATCTGAACAATTTATGATTATAACTTTAAATTATAAAGATTATATAGTATATGAAGAGTTTTTTAAATATGAAGGTGTAATGCATAATTATCCAGCACCTAGGTCAAATGAGTTCAGCGGAAGACCACAGGTTGTAAAAGATAAAAATTCTTATATATACAAATTACTAAAAGAAGTAGAAAAAGAAGGATATATGTGTTTAATAAACACTTCTTTTAATGTCCATGGAAAACCAATAATATTTAACCAAGTAATAGAAGATTTTACATACCAACTACAAATGAAGGAAAAGTTTAGTATAGACAAAAATATTTGGACATTTATATTGTAAAGGAAATGTAATGATAATTACGGTAAATAAAGACAACGCAGAAAATAGATTTTATAAAAGGTTAGAAGTTGGAGATATAGTAATATTTAAAAATAGAAGTTATATAAACATGATGGAAAGTATTAGAAAATATCAATGGCAGGTGTAGTTATTCGAGAAGAAATTTCAAATAAATTTATAGGTGAGTTTATATTTGATTCTATGATAAACTATTTTAATTATAAAATTGAAATTATTAAAAAAGAATAAAAATAGAAGAAATTCTTACTAAAGACTTATTTGAGGTATAACATGAATAAAGAAAAAACATTCTATATAGGTGGTAGAGATTCATTAGAACTAATAATTAAAGTAACAAGAAAAGAGATAATAGAACCGATTATACTGGACAAAAACTTATTTAAATTGGAGTAAAATATGATAGTTAGTTTTTCTGGTGGTTGTGGTGCAGGCAAAACAACATTTGCAAATATGTTAAAAGAAAAGTTAGGTAATTTGATAGAATTTAATTGTGAATTAATAAGAAATGAAAATATAGACAGTATTGATGAACTAAGAAAAGACACTGAAAAATATTTTAATATTCAGAAAAAAATAATAAGAGAAAAGATTAATCAAGAAAAACTTTCTTTAAAAAATCATAATGAAAAAATAGTAATATTCGATAGGTCAATAGTTGATAGTTTATTTTATTATACATTTTATTTAAACAAAGGTATGAATGAAGAAGTTGATAAAAACTATCATATATTTTTTAAAGAACTATACTCTAGTTGTATAGCACATGTTAATAACTTATATTCTAAAATATTTTTATTCAGACCAATAAATGTTTTAGAATATGATAATTTTAGACCAAAAAATATAAAACAAACACAAATAGTTGAATATTTTATGATAAAAACTTTATTATATGGATTGTTAAATGATAAAAATAAAATTACTAATATAGATGTAACTAGTAAATATCCATTTTATGAATTTTGTAAGTCTATAAACAATACTTATTTAGATAAATCACCAATATACTACTACAATCTTTACAATAAAAAAATTATAGAAGAAAATTATTATTATGAAAATGAGATAACAAATAGATATGGAAGTATAGAAACAGAGTTTAAGGAAATAGAACCATTTCACTATCTATCGTCATATTGTTTTACAACCGACAAGAAAAAAACAGATGAAATAATAAATTGCATAAAAGAACTAAATATAGAACAGTCTTTTATGGATAGTAGATGTTATCCTACTGGATTTTGGTCAGAAGGAAATGTTATGATAGTAGGAGAAGCTCCTGGTCAAAAAGGAAGAGGTATTAATGGTAATCTTAAACCTTCATTTATATTTACAGATACAAGTAGAAGACTAAGATATGCCATACAATATAGTTTTGATTATATGCCATACATAACAAATTTATTAAAATATGCAAAACCAAATAATAAAGTCAATAATGATGATTTTAAGAAATGTAGTCATATAATTGAAAAAGAAATAGAATATATAAAGCCAAAAAGTATTATAGCACTTGGAAAAAGTACATATGAATTTATGAATAACAATGTTGACCTAAACGGTGCAAACCTAACATATGTAATGCATCCAGCCGCAAGTATATATAAAGGAATTACATATAGTCAATATGCTATTGAATTTAGTGAAGGAATTGGAGATTTTGGAGAATAGAGATGATTAATATATGTAAAGAACCTGTTTTTTTAGATGACTCTTATTTAATAACAATTAAAGATTTTGAAATTAATGGAGAAAAACTCCAAGAAATACTAAAAGAAGATGAGTATACATGTATGAAAATGAACAAATTTACATATAAAGATACTTCTACTCACTTTCTAAATAGTTTATTAGATGATAGACCATCACTAAGAAATATTAAAAAAATAAAAAGTCTAGATGGTAGTATATACACTAGAACAGTTGAAATAAGAAATGATGAAATGAATTATTTAATAATAATTGATAAAATTAAAACAATGTTAGAAATGTATAAAGGTTCTAGAAGAGTANTATTAAGATTTTCCAATTCTATAAAAGAGTATTACAATTCCGAAGTAACAAATGATATTGATGTTTCTTGTTTAAGTTTTATTCAATATTTACAAAACAATGTAAAAATAGCATTCAGAGCAAGTGACGTAAAAAACGAATTATTTACAGATATTGTAACAATATACAGTTTTTTCATTAGACCAATTTATAAAAGAGAAGTAGATATAGAAATATACTCATCTACAACACAAAATTATGAATTTTTTAATAAAACAATAGACGACTTAAACAAAAAGTTATATTAACTTTAATAAGGAGAAGAAATGTTATACCATAAAGAATATTCAATGGCAAATCTTTATTTTAACCTATTATATGATGTATACATGTATCCACAATACAAAACAAAACCAAGAAGTTTAGAAATAAGAGAATGTATAAATAATGTTCGATCCTTGAAAATCCATATGATTTTATATATGAAAGTAACGTAAGAAGTACTCCTATCAAATATTTAAAAGAAGAACTAAAATTATATTATTCAGGTAAAAATGATATTGAGTCATTCTCAAATATTAGTAANTTTTGGGAAAAATTAGTAAACCCAGATAATAAAACAATTAATAGTGCATATGGATACTTGATATTTTGTAAAAAAAATAATCATAGTTTCTCTCAATTTGATTGGGCTGTGTATTGTTTAAAAAATGATAAAGATTCAAGACAGGCAGTTATCCACCTAAATGATTCTTCTCATCAATTTGTTGGTGTTAAAGATTTTACATGTACAATGTATTATCAATTCTTTATAAGAAACAATAAATTAAACATGACTGCATATATGAGAAGTCAGGATCTTATTTTAGGTTTTCCTTTTGATATTCCATGGGAATGTACAGTTATGCAATGTATGTTAATAAAACTCAAAAATATTTATCCAGAGTTAGAAATGGGTGAACTAACTCATATTACCGGTTCACTTCATATATATGAGAACAATTTTGAACTTGTATCAACTATGTTAGACACAGTATTTGACTCTCCTGATGAAGAAATTCCAAAAATAAAAGAGCTTCCAATATTAAGAAATGATTTATATAATTATAATGGGAATGACGAGTTTCTTGTGTGGTTGAGTAAGTGAAAATTTGTTGGGATAACTTAAATAAATTAAGATATAATAATAAGACAAATATTTTTAGGTATAAAAATAGTAGACATGGTTATAAAGAATCTGAAAATATATGTTTAACATGTGGAGAATATTTTTTAGCAAGAAACCTAAAAAATCTTTATTGTTCTAAAGAGTGTAGAAACAAATCTAATGAATTAAAAAATAAAACAAAAGAAGTCCATACAGGTAGAACTGTTTCTGCTGAAACAAGAAAAAAAATTAGTAAGTTGCATAAAGGTAAAAAACTAAACGAAGAAACTAAAAAGAAACTTTCAGAATTTGTTAAAAATAATCAAAATGGTGAAAATGCACCTTCTTGGAAAGGTGGATATTTTAAAAGAAATGAAGTCTCATATGATCAAAAGGCATATTTAGTAGATTTTTGTCATGAAATTAGAAGATCTCCAGATAAACAAGATGTTTTAGAAGTCAGATGTGCATACTGCAATAGATGGTATAAACCCACATGGCTTGAAATTAGTAATAGAATAAAAGCAATACATTACATAGGTAATGGTGGTAGAAATCTTTATTGTTCTAAAGAATGTAAATTAAACTGTCCAACCTATAACCAACCATATTTTCCAAAAGGTTTCAAACCAACAACCCCCAGAGAGGTTCAACCAGAATTAAGAAAACTAGTATTTGAAAGGGATAATTGGTCATGTGTTAAGTGTGGAATAGGTGAAAACCTACATTGTCACCATATTGATCCAGTTATAAACAATCCAATTGAGAGCGCAGATATAGACAATTGTATAACTCTATGTAGAAAATGTCATAAAGAGGTACATAGACAGATTGGATGCACATATAAAGAATTAAGATGTTGGTAATATTTACTTTTTAACTATGACATGCCACGTGCCACTAATAGTTCCAAATGAACTAAGATCTACTGAGCAAGCTAATGTAGACAATAGAGTAACACCATCTGGAAATACTAATTTGTCATTATTATTATAAACTTGTACCATTACATATTTAGTATTATAACTATGTGTTACTGCTAAAACACCACTAGATAGAGATGCATTAGTAAATGCACGTATATAACTTCCTGTAAATAAAACCCATCCTGTGTTATCAGCATAATATAAATTATGATCTGCAGCGCAATAAACTATTCTTCTTTCATCAGATGCTTGCCATGTAGGTAATACCGAAACATACTCAAGTTTTAGGTATCCTTTACAGTCTATGCCATGATAATCCATTTAAAATTCTCCTTCTTAACCTATATGTTATTTTTCTTCAACTTCATAAACCGTAGTCTCACCAGTTAGTCTATTTTTTCTTTTTTTCTTTCTATACTTCATACCAAAAACATTAACATTACCTTTTGTCAAATTCTTTTCTATATCAACTGTTGTTGTTGACTCACTTTTAGTTTCTAAATTTTTAAAGTCTTTTTCATCATAACCTATTCTTTGTCTGATTTTTTTCCTCTGTCTCTTCTTATTGACAAGATCATCTGGAATATCCTCACCTGTCACCCTACAAATACGTTCATTAATCAAAAAATCAATTCTATCTTCTATTAATTCTTCATTTTTCTTTTTATCTTTATTTTCCCACATTGAATAACATATTGCTATTGCTTGTTTTTGTGGTTTGCCTTCTTCTTTTACTAAATAAGAAATACATCTTGGTATATATTTTTCCTTTGTTTCTCCCTTTAATGGTTCTGGCATATTATTTCCCCTATTTTATTAATTTTAGTTTACCATCTTCTTGAACATATAGTGCATAAAATTCTATTGGTGCTATAGATTCTTTCTTTGTGATCTTATATTTTTCTTTTACTTTATCTATTATATCTTGAGAAACATTATCTCTTATAGAAAGAAAATATTTTATGTTTTTCATATCATCATCTACAAGTCTAACCCTTCTATAATCTCCAGTACTAATATACTTGAGAATTACTCTTTTTTTTGCTTCTGCTATACTAAGATTTGGTTCTTTTGCTGTTAAATTACCTGTTCTCTCAACATATATTTTGTCTATATCTATACCAACATCTCTAAATGTATTTAAAAATGTTTCTTTATTATCAAAGTCTGGTCTGGCAGTTAGTAATATTATTGTAGAACTTCTTCGGTCTAAATTCTTTAACATTCTTACAATTCTATTTACTGTAGACTCTATTGGGATGCTTGTTTCTTTAAAGATTTTAGCATCTCTAAACTCGTCAAAACCAAACTTTTCACCTGGTCCTAGTTTATATATATTAAATTCTTTGTTATTCAATTTTTTAATAACTTTATTACTTTTTATAACATGTATTTTTGCAAACGTTCTAAATATTGTTTCATCAATATCTATGAATGTTATTCCACTTCCATACTCTGAATGTATTTCATTAATAAACGTCAAAAACCTCATTAATTTGTTCCCTTCAATTTTATAAATAATTATAAATCTGAATATTACATTTTCTCTATTATTTATAAAAACCAAAAGGATGAGTTTGATGGATTTATGCATTGATGGAAGGTTAAAAAAGAAAATAAATATTTTAGTTTCCTCTGATGTAAATATTGATGTTTCTAATATAATTGCTATTTTAAAAAAAGATTATTTTGTAGACTTTGATATATGTGAAAAAAATGAAATTTATGAAAGACTCTCTCATAAAAATTATCATATATTAATTATAGAAAGCAAATTTGATATTTTTCAAAATGAAATTGTAAAAGATTTAAGATCAAAAAAAGTACAAATTCCATATATAGTTATTACTAAGGGTGAAGGCGATTCACCAGATGAAGTAAATATTTTATTTGGTAAACCATATTATGAATTATCAGATAATTTCAGAAACTTATATTACTGTGTATCAGATGGGATAAATCTACATGAAACATTGGAAAAACTTGAAATATCAGAAAAGAACGTTGTAGATTATCAGAAAGGTTTAGTAATGGCAAACAAAATATTGCTAGAAATGGCAACTATAACTAATAATTTACTTCAGAAAGAACCTCAAGAATCAGAAATATCATTGATATTAGAAAAATTTGGTAAACTTACAAATGTTAGTAAAATTTATGTATTTGAAAAACATGAAATCAATACAGACTGTTATTATGATATGGCTTATAAATGGATTGGTGAAGAACATGGTTGTAGACTTGGAGATATAATGGATAAAGAGTTAATATATACACCATGTACGGGTTATGACGGCAAAAAAACAAATCTTTATCAAATACTAGAAGATAAAAAACCATTTTCTGGTATAACAAGAAATTTTGATACTAATACACCATTTAGAACATTTTTAGAAGAAGAAAAAATACTATCAATAATATGTATTCCAATAGAGTCCCCAGATGGAACTGTATGGGGTTTTATAGGCTTTGATGATTGTGTATATGAAAGAGCTTGGACAGAAATTGAAACAAGTGCATTAACAGCCGTTGCTTCATTAGTTGGAACACTTATCTTTAAAGTTAGAAGAAATAGTAGAATTCATGAAATATTAGACTCAGCTGTAAATGACCAAATAATATTTGGTGTTCAATTAGAAAATATAAAGAAAAGGTTATCACAATATGGTATCTAATGATGGTAGATCAGACTCAAGTATTGATAGATTACTTGCTTTTATAAGTCAAATATCTGAAAATTATGGAAAACTTCTTATATTAATACAGTCTCTAGAGCAAGCTATAAAAAGTTCATCTAGTCTTAGAGATATAGAAGACTTAAGAGACAAAATCACTTCATTAAAAGACAGTATAACAGAACTGAAAGAAACTCTTTCTAGTAGATCTGAAACTTTTTCCCAAATCAGAGAAGCTATAAATATGGTAGGTAAACATTTAGATACAACTACAAGAATAATTAATAAAATGGATACTTTAGATTTTAGAGAACATATGAAAGATGTTACTTCTATAAAAGAAGCTCTAACTGGTATGAATTGTTCAGAAGAAATAAGAGAGTCACATGAAATACTTTTGAAGGTTAAAAAGTTTATGGCTGCTTTTACAGAAAAGAAAAAAATTATCGTTGCTATAATAGTTTTCATTTGGATTGGAATACAACTATGGGAAAAAATAGTTAAACTAATTGAATTTCTTACAACAAAATAAAACTACCGGAGATATAAATGAAGTTTGAAAATTATATAAATGAAGAAAAAAATCTTAGTATAGATAAAATGTTAAACAAAGCAAAATTAGATTTTAATAAAAATATAGAAAAATATAAAAAAGCATATGAATTATTATTAAATGAAATAAAGAAAAAAAATAAAACCGATTTATTCATTAAGTACATTAATAAATTTTTTAATGTTAAAATGAATAAAAATGGTTTAGAAAAATTATCTAAAGTAAAAATACATGAAGGCATAATACTAGAAGGTGTTGATACAGATAAATTAAAAGAACTTATGGATACTATTTCAAAGGTTGTTGGTTTCGCTTCAATGACTGTACAAGTCATTATGGGAATAATATATGTTTATAATGTAATGCAAAATATAATAAAAAATAAAAATAGTGATGATGAATATAAAAAATATTATGACTATGATGATGAAGACATTTTAGAATCAGAAGATTTAGAAAAAGAGTTAGAGAAAAAAATGGATAGTAAGATAACAAATATAGTTGTAAAAGCAAATAAAGAAATAATAAAAATGTCTCCAAGCAAATTAAAACTATTTTTATATGATCAGTTTTTATCTATTGCAGATGTTATAAAATCTCTTAATGGAGAAAAGAAGTTTCTTCACTTAATTAATTCTACATTAGATACTAATTATAGTAGTTTCGATTCAATAATAAGTTTAAGAAACACAGTAATTGATTTTAGTATTGAAGATAGTCAAACATCAGAAAGTTTTGTATTTAGAATTTTCAATATAAGTTCATCTAAAGTAAAATTAGGTATGTGGTTATTAAAGAAATCACTTAGATTATTTAATAATACATTTCCTTTAACATATCAATTATATTACGGTATACTATTTATAATATACTTATCAATAAGCAAATTTAAAGGAGATAAAGTAAAATGAAAGTAAAAGAAGTATTATTAAATGAATTTGTTGATAAAAAGTTATCTAGTAGGACAAAGGTATTTAATAAGTTAATAAATAGATTGAAAATTCAAAACAAAGAGAACTTTAAGAATATATTATATTCTTCTTGGCTTGATTTTGTAGAAATTGCAAAAGAAAAAAATCTAGAGAGCAGAACTGTGAGGATACTTAATAAAGGATTTGGTACTCATTATAAAAACCTAGATGAAATTTCTAATTTAGAGTTAAAAGATTCTACACCTGAATTAAAGGTAAATGAAACTTTTTCTGAATGGTTTAAAAATGTAAAGCAAGAAGCATTTCCAACACTTGCATTCTATCCGGCACTTACAATATGGTTAGAAGTAGATAAGCTTTTTAAAGGTCAAGATGTTGATGCATTAAAAATTACAGTGTATGCAACACTTTGGGTATTTTTGGTTTCTGGTAGATATGTAATAAAAAAACAAAAACAAAATAAAGAAAATATAGAAAAAACAGAGTAAGTATGAAAATCTGTTGGGATAATTTGGAAAAATTAATTTATAAAAATAATAAGTTTTATAATAAAAATCATATATTTTTAGAAATTGATATACCTTGTAGGTTTTGTAAAGAAATATTTTTGGGTACAAAAAATGGAAAAAATGAGTTTTGTTCATATAGTTGTTCTAATAAACATTCTGAAATAACTAAAAGAAAAATAAGTGAAACACTCAACGGTAAAATACCCTGGAATAAAGGTTTAACAAATATATACTCAGAAGAAGTACTAAAAAAAATGAGTAAGACAGCAAAAGATAAAAAATCAATGTCGGAAGAAACAAAAAAGAAAATAAGTGAAAGTATAAAAGGTAGAAAACATACAGAAGAAACCATAAAGATATTAAAAGAAAAAGCAAGAAATCAATCAGAAGAGCATAAAAGAAAAAACAGTGAGTCTAATAAAGGAAGAAAATGTTCTGAAGAACACAGAAAAAAGAATGGTTTAGTCCATAGTATGGAGAAAAATCCATTTTGGAAAGGCGGTTTTTGTAAAAGTGGTTTTGCTGGATATGAACAATTCCATCCACTATTTCAAATAATACATGAATGTCGAAATGACGAAGATATTCTAGAAGTCAAATGTACTTATTGTGGAAAATGGTACAAACCAAAATACAGAGAAGTAAGAGACCGTAAAAGAGCAATATATTTAACAGGTACTGGTGGTTCTAATCTTTATTGTTCTAAAGAGTGTAAACAAGAATGTCCAACATATAAACAACCATATTTTCCTAAAGGTTTTAAACCTTCAACCTCCAGAGAGGTTCAATCAGAACTTAGGAAGTTGGTATTTGAAAGGGATAATTGGTTGTGTGTAAAATGTGGAATAGGTGAAAACCTACATTGTCACCATATTGATCCAGTGGTTAATAACCCATTGGAGTCAGCAGATTTAGATAATTGTATAACATTATGTAAAGAATGTCATAAAGAAATACATAATAGGAAAGAAGGTTGTAAATATCAAGAGTTAAGGTGTCAAAAATAAAATGGCTTTATCATTAATATATGAAACAAATTTTAATGGTGTTCATTGGAAAAGTGGAAGATTATATACTTTCTCATATACAGCATATGAACACGATCCAAAACCAATGATAATTTTTATAAACAGAGTTGATGGAATACATCCAAACACAGGTCATCAACATAGATACCTTCAAGGTATAAATCTTAACTATCTTGATAGAAAATATAGGAAAGCATTTGCAGGTAGTTGGGTAGAAGCTTATATTGCATCAAATGGACATATAAAATTTACATGGCAAAAAGTTGAAGCAAAGTATCCATATATGAGAGCATTTATAAGAAGGTACTTTGTAAGACCAACATATTATATAAAAAATATAAGAGCAATACCGTTCGATAATATGTATAGAGAAATAGAGTCAAACATCTTTAAAGATTATAGTACACATTTAAGAATTGCTTTATTCAGTCGTTATAGAAGACTACAAAGATTATTAACATGAAAATATGTTGGGATAACTTAGAAAAGTTAAGATATAGTGAAAAAAGTAAAAAATTTTATTTCTTTAATGGGACACATGAGTATATTGAAATAGAAAACTTATGTAAAGTATGTGGTGAAAAATTTGTTGGTATAAAGAGAGAAAAAAATATATTTTGTTCTAGAGAATGTTCAATGAAAGATGTTGGAAAAAATAATCTTGGAAAGAAACTTTCTAAAGAAACTAAAAGAAAAATAAGTGAAAATGCAAAAGGAAGAAAACATACAGAGGAAACAAAGAAAAAGATAAGTAGTTTAAAAAAAGGTAAAAGAATAAATGAAAACAATAATATGTGGAAGGGTGGTTTTTTTAAAAATAACGAGGTTGGGTATGACCAGAATAAATTATTATTAGAACAATTTCATGAAATTAGAAGGTCTGTAGAGAGACAAGATATTTTAGAAGTTAGATGTATATATTGCAATAAATGGTATAAACCAACATGGAGAGAAATTAATAATAGGATTAAAAGTTTATATTATGAAGGTAGCGGTGGTAGAAACCTCTACTGTTCTAAAGAATGCAAGCAAGAATGTCCTACATTTGCCAGAAGATTATATCCTAAAGGTTTCAAACCTTCAACCTCCAGAGAGGTTCAACCTGAACTGAGAAAGTTAGTATTTGAAAGAGATAATTGGTCATGTGTTAAATGTGGAATAGGTGAAAACCTACATTGTCACCATATAGATCCAGTGGTTAATAATCCAATTGAGAGTGCTGATATTAACAACTGTATAACATTATGTAAAGAATGTCATAAAGAGGTACATAAGAAAGAAGGTTGTAGGACAAATAAATTAAAATGCTAAGGAGGAATATAATAATGGATAGTTTATTAGAAAAAATTGATTTTTATCTATTATCAGAAGAAGGAAAATGGGACAAAGCTAAACCAACACATCCAGGAATATTAGACGTTCCAGATGGTAAAGATGTAATGAGTCTATCATCAAAACATTTTATAAAATTAGCAAATGATAAAGGCGTTGGTCCAATAGTTAAAGCTCTACTAAATCTATGGAGATGGAATCAAGAAAAAGACCCCAAATTGTCATCATGGGCTAAAAAAATGCAAGAAACTGTTTCTGCACATTTCAAAAATAAAGAATAAAGAAAAAAAATATGAATATTAAAAAAATTAATAACATACTTGAGTTATACAAAATATATGAAGAAAAAAATAATTATATAGATGAAAATTTTGTTGATAAATTAATAAATATCATCAAATCAGGAAGAGTTCCAAAAGAAGAAAATATATTAGATATTTTAGAAAAATTAGATGAAGGCGGTTTATTGTAAAACTACCTAGTCTTTCTAAAAGAGGAAAAAAACCTCGGGGAGAGTAGTAGTGGGTGTAAGTTTTCCACTTCAAAACATAAGAAAAACAGTTGACTGTCAGTGGTATTGTTTACATATAACAAATGAAAGCATAACTGTACCACTTACTGGATCTTACCCTATAGTAAGATTAATAGAAGTTCCTTCTAATGGTTCCATATCTGGAACAACAAAACCTTCAATATCAGGCCTCTTATTAATAAACTCTTACCCTCCCTCAGCATCAGAATTTTGGTGTAATTATGCTACAGGTGATCTTGTATTTAACTCAAACGAATCTGGAAATACATATATAGTAGATTATTGGGCAAAGGGCTCATTAGTCGAAGCTGAAGATATAAACTATATATATGAAACATTATCAGAACATACATCGGCTGCACCACATTTACCATATTACATCACAGAATCTGGTTCTTCACCCAATAAAATAATATCAACATGTTTTAAAAATGAAAATAATCAGGAGATAATACTATCAACTACAATTACATAAGGAGATAAAATGGAAAAAAATGTTAAGTATTCAATTGTTATTCCTACATACAACCACTTAGAAGACAGTTTAAAACCCTGTCTGGAAAGTATAAAAAAATACACCGATGAAGATAATGTAGAGATTATTATAGTAGCAAATGGTTGTACAGATGGAACTAAAGATTATGCAGATAGTACATTAGGAAAATCCTTTGAACCTATATGGTTATGGTTTGATGAGCCATTAGGATACACAAAAGCAACTAATATTGGTATATATCACTCAAGTGGAGAATACATTATTATTCTTAATAATGATACTGTTTTGTTAGATCAACATAAAAATCAATGGTTAGAAATGTTAGAAAAACCATTCATTGAAAATAAAAATGTCGGTATAACAGGACCAATGAAAGTATTTGATAAAAATTTCCAGAAAGATTTTATAATATTCTTTTGTGCCATGACAAAAAAAAGTATATTTTATGAAGTTGGAATATTAGATGAGATATTTAGTCCAGGTTTTGGGGAAGATATAGACTGGTGCATAAGATTACAAAATAAAGGGTATGATGTTGTGCAGGTTCCATATTTTAGTAATACTTATAATGATGAAGTAAAAAATAAAGCAGCAATGATTGGGGGTTTTCCAATATATCATGTAGGTGAAAAAACATTTGATGAAGATCCAACATTTCAAGACATAATAACTAGAAATATAAAGATATTAGATGATATGTATGGAAATTTTAATGAAAAATGGTTACCATACCCATTTTCAAAAGAACAATGGAATAATAGAGGCATTAGACTTCATTTAGGTTGTTCAATGCTATATTTAAATGATTTTATCAATGTTGATATAGATAACCCCATTGCAGATGTGGAAGCCGATGCAGCAAATTTAAGCGCTTTTAAAGATAATACAATATCATTAATATTAGCTTCTCATTTAATAGAACACTTTAATAAGTATGATGCAATTAAAGCATTAAAAGAATGGTATAGAGTCTTAAAATCTGGTGGATGGTTAGTAATAGAAGCACCAGATATAGAAAAATGTTTTAAATTATATTTAGAATATGACGATAAAGAAAAAAAAGACGAAATGCTAAGTTGTATATATGGTTTAAATATTTATGGCACATTTATGGCACATTTATGGGGATATACTGGAAAAGACATATGTAATTTATTAAAAGAAGTAGGTTTTTCATATGTAGAAGAAAAAGAACCTATACAACATTTGGGCTCTACTCACAATCTTAGAGTTGATGCTAGAAAATAGGAGGTAATAAATTGGACAAAAAACATGTTGCTATATTAATGGTTATGGATAGTAATGCTGTTGAAGAAAAACAGTGGATAGAAAATGTAATGAATACAAATACAAACTTCTATTCAACAAATTATGAAATAATTCTAATAAATTATAATAAAGATGGTTATGAAGATACAAATATGTTAATGGATAATTATGCAAATTTAAAAAATTTTTGGATAAAAAATGTAGACTGTAGGGATGAAGTAACATACATGGATGCAGTTATAAAAGGTTTATTATTTGCAAAACAATTTCATCATATAGATCAAATAGTATTCTTAGATAAAAATATTGTTCCAAATAAAGGTTGGTTATTTCAAGTATTACAATGTATAGAAAGTGATCCTAATATTGCTATTGGTGGTATTAAAATATTAAACAATAAAAATGAAATTATTGATACTGGTGTAATTAATAATGGACAAGAAACACTCATACCATATAAATATGAAACTAGTTCTCCAAAAAGGATAATAGAAGATAGACTATGTGTGGCCTCAGATTGCATGATATTTAGACCGTCTATGTTGGAACAATTTCCAGAAGGACCAACAGACAACAAATTATTAAACTTTTCTATTAAAAAAATTAATGATGGTAAAAGAATATGTTATTTTCCAATGACAGAGACTATAAGATCACATAATAAATTATCTTATTATAGTAATAAACTAATTTCTAATCTAGATGTTTTTCCAATAGTAAATCATGTTCCAAAAGTAGGTATTATTATGCCTTCATATAATTCAGAAAAATATATAGAAAAATCACTGAATGGTATACTAAACCAAACATATAAAAATTGGTGTATTTTTATAGCAGATGATAATTCATCTGATGATACATATAAAATAATATCAAGTTATATATCTAATTTTAAAGATAAATTTCAGTTAAGAAGATTTGTAAGTAAAAATGTAGGACCGAGTATTGCTAGAAATGCTTGTATAGAAAAACTTAAAGAATATGATAATATAGAATTTATAGCATATTGTGATAGTGATGATATATGGTTACCAAATCATTTAGAAGATTCAATTAATGAATTTATAAAATATTCTGAAACAGATTTTGTATATAGTGACCCAATATGTAAATTTGAAGATGGGAGTTTAGCTGTACCATATGGCATACCATATTATGTAGATATTGATAAAGAAAAACTAATAAATGGAAACTCTATCTATATATCTTCTGTAGTACATAGAAGAAAATGTTTAGATGTTGGCGAATTTGACGATAGATTAGATAGTATAGAAGATTGGGATTATTGGTGTAGAATAGCAGAAAGTGGTTATAAAATGTTTCATATATGTAAAACCCAAATAAATTATATTGTAAAACAAAGTAGTAATGGAATGGCTTCACAAAATAATAGTGAAAAAATGGAAATATTTCACCAAAAGAGAATTGGAGTTTAAAATGTTAAATATAACTGTTACTGTAAGTACAAAAGATCGTTATTTTACTACACTACCTTTATGTTTAACAGCAGTAGCCAATCAGTCATATAAACCTCAAAAAATTGTAATATATGATGATGGAGAACAAAAAGATTTAAGAGAAGAACCTATATATAAAAACATATTTAGTTTATTTGATAAAAAAGAAATAAATTGGTGTGTTCTTTTTGGCAAGAAAGAAGGTCAAATAAAAAATCACCAACATGCACTATATAATTCAGAAACTGAATATATATGGAGATTAGATGATGACAATGTTCCGGAATATAACGTACTAGAATCCCTAGTAAATACTATTAATTTAAATGATGATATTGGTGCTGTATCATGTTTAGTATTAGACCCTAAACATAATTTTGAATATAATATAAATGCAAAAAATACAATAGAACAATTAAAGTATTATCCAAACTTACAATGGTTTAGACATCCATATAAAAGTTATATAGATGTTGAACATATATATAGTACTTTTTTATACAAAAAAGAAGCAGGAAAACATGGTTATGATATGAGACTATCTCCTGCAGGTTTTAGAGAAGAAACATTATTTACATATGAAATGATAGTAAATGGTTGGAGACTTGTTATTGATACCGGTTGTATTATTTGGCATTATACTACTGGAAAAGGTGGAATAAAAAGTTTTCCAAAAGAAATGTATGAAAGAGATGAAATAATATTTGATAATAGAATGAATGAGTTAAATAGTAACAATGATAATAGTAAGTTTATTGTGTTAGACTGCGGATTAGGAGATCACTTTGCTTTCAAAAGTATTCTAGATAAAATAAAAGAGAAATATAATGACAAAGAAATTATAATAGCATGTTGTTATCCAGAAGTTTTTAAAGATACTAGTAATGTAAAACTTATAAGTATAGCAGAAGCAAAAATAATAAAAAGAGACATAGAAAAATATGATATATATAAGTTTATGGGAGATAATATGTGGAATAAGAGCATTGTAGAAGCTTTTATTGCTATGTATTTGTAATAAATAATAGGAGAGTGTTAAATTATATGAATATTTTAATAAGTCCTTGGTCGCGTCCATTAAGAAATGGTAAAGAAAATCCGAAGAACTATCCATATTGGAATGAGGTGATTTCATTTTTAAAAAATTATGATAGTCACTTTATAGTTCAGATAGGTGTAAAAGACGAAAAAAGGATAAATGCAGATAATTTTATATTTGATAAGCCACTTGAAATTATAAAAGAGTTGATATTAAGATGTGACATTTGGTGTTCAGTAGATAACTTCTTACCACATTTTTGTAATACTTTTAATTCATATGGTACTGTTATATTTAGTATATCTGATCCAAACTTATTTGGATATGAAAAAAATATTAATATTTTAAAAGATAGAAAATATCTCAGAAATAACCAATTTAGTACATGGGAAGATTCTATTTATAATATAGAAGCATTTTCACAACCAGAAGAAGTAGCTAAAATAATATTAGAGAAGAGGATAAACTTAAAATAAAATGGCAATAGCACGTTATGCCGGAGATCGCATAACTTGTTTATCAAGTGATACAAAACCATTAGATGTAGCAGATAATGCTATACTTAATGAAGTTGATACACTTAAAGTGTTTGTTAAAAAATCAGGGGTCTGGGAAGAAATATTAACTGGAAATTCAGGTTATTCTGGTATTTCTGGGTATAGTGGTGATAGTACATCAGGTTATTCTGGATATAGTGGTATTTCGGGGTATAGTGGTCCTGCTGGAGGTCCACAGGGTTCATCTGGTTACTCCGGTTATAGTGGTGATAGCACTTCTGGTTATTCTGGTATATCTGGCTACTCAGGGTATAGTGGTATTTCAGGGTATAGCGGTTATAGCGGTATTTCAGGGTATAGCGGTATTTCAGGGTATAGTGGGTATAGCGGTATTTCAGGGTATAGTGGGTATAGCGGTATTTCAGGGTATAGTGGGTATAGTGGTATT